CGGGCTGTCCGATGCTGTTTCAATGTTTGTTTTTCAGCGAACGAGGTACAGGGTAGAAAACCAATTCCGGCGCGGGCTTTATGACGTGACCGGGAAGGAAATAAAAATTTTAAAATAACTGATGCTTCGACGACCGTGCGACCGTATAGCAAGCATGGAAGTTGAAGCAGAGTTATCAGGTTGATTATCAAGGCTTTTTTGATTCACCCTAAAAATAATTTGATTATTTGTCAAAAATAATTACCCAAACACTTGACAAATAGTCAAACACACCTTACCTTTGTAACATCAATCAAAAGAGATTGATTTACGGCGGCCCGCCGGTCAGGGTTAATTTCCGATAAAATGGAAAAGCAATTAGTTTTCAGTAAGTTGGTAGGATTGGCGCAAATCCGCCTTTCAGAAGGCCGCGAAGTCGTTATCGGCGCTCTTGTAAGCCTCATTGAGGAATACAACCTTTGCTCAGATCGTGCGCGGGCGCTTTTGCTTGCTGGAGCAGTTTGGAAAGAAGCCACTAAATAAGTGGCTTTATCATATCGGGTGTCGCACACCCGGCGCGGAAAGTCGCATACTTTCAGCCCATCTGATAGGGTTTGTTATCAGGGACTTCGGCGGCAAGTCAGATGTCGCCAAAATAAGATCATGGCAAGTACCGACCTAAAACAAAAATTTGAATTCACTGGTAAAACCGCCCGTGACTTCATCCGATGGGCGGCTGAAAAAGGCGTGAAGGTTCACGATGCTACTATCAGTCGTCACCTCGCAGGAACGCAGGGAATTACACAGGCTTGGGAACTTGCTTATTTATTTTATTTTTCTGGTTTCTGATAACTCCAAGCCTTACGCCGTTCCCGGCGAATAGCCGGAATGAACGAAAGGCGACAGTTAGCCGAATTTTTATCAATTTTTAATCGCGTATCGAAAAGAAATTGCGTATTTTTGTACGCGATAGGAAGAAGTGCAGCCCGCTTCTAACCCGGAAAAGGGGAAATTCGGCGGGCTGTCTTTTTGAAAAAGGGGCAAGTAGCAAATAGGTGCTTTGAAAGCCGCCGTTGTCCGCCAAGTATCAAGTGCGGACGTTGCAACCAACGGTGTTTGTATGGGTTTGAATCCTATTGCTCCACGAATACTGTGCTACGTCAAGCGTCCAGAAATTTGCAATACAGGCGGTAACGTGACAATTGGGGAGAGACCCAACCAGGGGCAGCGCTGCACGGGCAGCAACGGGGACTAACCCGCAGGCCGGTTCGATTCCGGGCGCTCCACAATTGTTTTCATTGGGTTTTGGGAAATTCCGCCTGTCGTAAGGTGGGCGGCTTTTTGAAATTTTGGGCAGTGGCGGAATTAGACGCAGCGCGTGGCGAGCGGGAAACGAGCGCAACTGAGACCCGGCGGCGCGCAACCCTGTTGCGAGGGGATTCGGGAAAGGCTAAAGGTTGCAGCGATGCAAATTGTAGGGACGTTTCCGGTTTTGCAGGTTCAATCCTGCCTGCCCAAAATTTTTAAAAAAATTCATTTGGTTTTTTGGGGTTTTACTTAGCCCTGATCTGGAAAGATTGGGGCTTTTTTTGAAAAGATTTTCCGGTATAGTTATTGCCGGAATGAAAATAAAGGATTACTTTTGTAACGTCATAAAGTTGACATCCAGGATTGGAAACCCTGGATTTTAAAACCGCTCGGCTATGAGCAAAGAATATTTTTCACACTGCCCTTTGCGGTGTCTGCGAGAATCGGGATAGCCCCCGGTGTAGGTTTTCCAAAACCCTCGCAGACAGCACAAAGGGCATTTTTATTTCAGACAATGCAACTCGTTTATGAAAATAACAGATGGGAAATGGTTTCTTCCTTCGACGAAAAGGACGAAATAAAGGAAGCCGGTTTTCGGTGGGAGCCTGCTAAAAAACGCTGGATTACAACCGTTCCCGGAATCGCCGAAAAGTTCCGGGATAAAGCCGACGAAAACGCGGTTTCCGAACTTGACAAGGTAGGAGAAAAAATAGAGATGTCGCGTTCTGCAGAAATAGCGTACGGCGTAGAAATTCCCGTACCAGACGGCAAAACCTATTTTCCTTATCAACACGCGGGCATCGCGTTCGCTTGCAATCGGGAATCAACATTTATCGGCGACGAAATGGGGTTAGGTAAAACCATTCAGGCAATCGGGGTGATAAACCAAACCAACCCGGAAAAAGTGTTGATCGTTTGCCCGGCAACGCTTAAACTGAACTGGAAAAAAGAGTTAGAACGTTGGCTGGTTAAGCCGTACCGTATCCACGTCTTAAATTCAGGTGAGGCATTCCCGGTAAATGTGGAGATCGTTGTAATGAACTACGATATTGCCGCCAAATTTTCAAAGGAATTGCGGGCGGTAAATTGGGATTTGTTTGTGGCCGATGAAGCGCACTACATGAAAAACCCGAAAGCGCAGCGCACAATGGCGCTGTTAGGCGGGAAGGCGGCAAAACCCATACAAGCGGCAAAGAAAATCCTGCTCACCGGAACGCCGATAACAAACCGCCCGATTGAAATTTACCCTTTGGTTTCGTTCCTTTGGCCGTCGGTGTTTTCAAATATGTGGCATTTTGCAAAGCGGTATTGCGCGGCGGTTAATACAGGTTGGGGATGGGACTTTTCCGGGGCATCGAACCTGGATGAACTTCAAGACCTCCTAAGGGCAAGCGGAATGATACGCCGGTTGAAGGCAGATGTGTTGAAAGAATTGCCGCCGAAAACCCGGCAGGTAGTTGTACTGCCGTCTGATTCGGTTTCGGGCCTGATTAAAAAGGAAACCGAACAGGCAAAGAAATTTGAAGGGGAAATGAAGCGGCTACGGGCGGCTGTAAGGAGCGCAAAAGAACAGCGGGATGAAAGCGCCTACAAAGCGGCAATCGGGCAATTACGACAGGCGAACAACATAGCCTTTACGGAAATGGCGGCAATCCGCAAGGAATTGGCAATTGCAAAAATTCCGTTCGCTGTGGAGTATGTTAAAAACATGGTCGAAGAAGGCGAAAAGGTTGTGGTTATGGCGCATCACCGGGAAGTGGTTGACCAATTGCAGGCGGAATTTGGACTTTCGGCGGTGAAGTTATACGGCGGAATGAGCGAGGTTGAAAAGTCGGCGAACGTTGACCGCTTCCAAAACGACCCGTCCTGCAAGGTTTTCATCGGGTCTATTCATGCCGCCGGGGTTGGTATCACCCTAACGGCTGCACAAAAAATGCTGTTTGCTGAATTGGATTGGACGCCGGCGAATATATTACAGGCAGAGGACAGGATTCACCGTATCGGGCAAGAGGGCAACGCGCTGATTCAGCAACTTGTTTTTGACGGATCCCTGGATGCGAAAATGGCGGAAACCCTTGTTAGGAAAATGGAAGTGATTGAAAAGGCGCTCGACAGGACGGATGCAGACGAACCGATTGAAGTTTTTGGAGAGGAATTTGAGGAAATAGAAAATTGATGTATCTTTGTGAAGGCTAAAGAGCCTACCGGCTGTCACCCGGTTTTAAAAAGTCGAATCGAATTTTTAATATTAGCGCTTATGAGAGCGCGGGCAAAGGGGGTTTTACGACTTCCCCCGCTTCAGGCTTGACAACCTGACCCGCACTCTGATAGGCGCTTTTTTATTGCACCTGAAATGGCAAAGCACGTTTTTACCGGGGTTTTTATCCCTGCCAACATTTGGCTATCAAAAGAACTTTCACCCGCCGAAAAAATGATTTTGGGAGAGGTGGATGCATTGAGCAAAGAAACTGGTTGGTGCTATGCTGGCAGAAAGCATTTTGCGGAATGGCTGCACTGCACACCCCCAAATGTTACCTATTATATCAATAATTTGGAGCGATTGGGGTATTTGAATGTAGATCGGAATCCGGGCGAAAGGAGCCGGATGAAAATAATAAACGAGCGATTTTATTTGGCAGGTAGTAAAGAGGGTTTACCGGTAGATGGTAGTAAACCCAGTTTACCAGGTAGTAAACCCAGTTTACGGGTAGGTAGTAAAGAGGATTTACCAGGTAGTAAAGAGGGTTTACCAGCATCCTATATAAAAGATAAATACAAAAAAGAAATACAAAATAAAGACAACGCGGGAAACCCGCTCTGCCCCCCTTTTCAAAAAATCGCAGAAATTGAATTGCCTGAAAACTTTTCCTTAGAAGCAACCCCTTCTCAACCTACTTCACCAGGGGGCGGCGGGCCGGGCGCGATCCGTGTTTCGATAACCGGGCCGGAACATCCCGAAATTACGGTACATGACATTATTGAGCCGCAAACCGAACCTGTAAAAACCGGCAGGAGCAAAACGAAAAACCCGCGAACGAACGAGCCGCAAATTCACCCGGAAAACGAGCAAGCGTTCACACACTTCAACGACCCGGCAAAAGCACGGGCGGCATGGTCGGAGTGGATAAAATACAAATACGATCAACACAGGGAGCGGTATAAGAGCGCAGCGAGCGAATTAATAAAACTTCGCAGCCTTTTCAAAGAAACAAACGGCAGCAGCGACAGCGCGGCCACAATGATCGAACATTCTATCGGAAACCTTTACCGGGGCATTTATCCTCCTAAATCTGAAAAAAATGGAACACAACCCGCACACGGGCTTAACAAAGCAACAGCCCAACACCTCAACCTTGCAAAAGATACTTTCGACCGCTGGCAACGGGCTTTCAACGGAGACGATAAACCGATGGACTACATTACAGGCGCAAAATAACTTCGATGAAGCGAAGGCGCAAAGTTCGCTGCTTGCATTGCCACAAAACCTGCCCCGCATTCGCCCCGCAAACATGGATCAAGCGATGAGCGATGTTTTTCCGACAGTTGCGACCATAAAAAAATATCATGGCGGCGGTGTGGCGGTGGCATCGGTGTCTGAAATAATCGCGCAAGCGGCGGCGCTTCTGAACGTAGGAAAGAACCTGCAATCGCACCAAATTGATTTTTTGGCCTGTGAAATTTTGGCAAATTGGTATTGGCTGACAATCGGCGAAGTTAGGTTTGTGATGAATAGCGGAGTAACAGGCAAGTACGGCGAATTATACGACCGTTTGGATGTTAGTGTAGTTTGTGGATGGTTTGAAAAATACGCCGATGTGCGGGGTGAAGTTGTGGCCCAAAGGTCGCGCCGGGCGCACCTTGAGCGAATTGAGCAAAGCAATCCGAATGCAATTGAAATGCCCGATTCGCTGAAAGAATTAATACAGGGAACCGCTAATACCTTTTTGGTTGAAGGCGAATTGAAAAAGGGTTTTTCCCCTGGCGAATTTGAACCGGACGAATACGTTTTGCGAATGATTGAAATGGAATGGGCGGATTTGCCGAAAGCGGGGCGAATGCCTTATGAAAATTACAAGGCTATGCGGATTGCTCACCTGAAAACTCAAATGAACAAATGAACCTACCCGAAACCACTATTCGCCTTTTGCGGGCCGTTCAAAACAGTCGCGACTTTGGCCGCGATAACTACCGGGCAAAAACGGTGGAAATCAGCGACGCGGGGATTACCTGTTACCCTGTGAAATCGAAATTCGTCAGCGAGGAAATCGAACGGGCCGGGCTGTCTGATATTGTTTCAATGTTTGTTTTTGAGCGAACAAGGTACAGGGTAGAAAACCAATTCCGGCGCGGGCTTTACGACGTGACCGGGAATGAAATCAAGATTTTAAAATGAACATCCTATCTCTTTTTGACGGCATTTCATGTGGGCGCATCGCGTTGGAGCGAGCGGGCATTCCGGTTGATAACTATTTTGCATCGGAGATAGACAAGTTTGCGATGCAAGTATCAAAAGCGAATTGGCCGGATATTCAGCAAGTCGGAGACGTTTGCAATGTTTATGCAGCCGACCTTCCAAAAATAGATTTGCTGATTGGCGGATCACCTTGTCAGGGATTTTCTTTTGCCGGCAAAGGGTTGAATTTTAATGACCCGCGCAGCGCCCTGTTTTTTGAGTATGTCCGCATACTGAACGAAATCAGAAAAACAAACCCAGATGTAATTTTCCTGCTTGAAAATGTGCCGATGAAGCGTGAACATCAAATGGTCATTTCCAAATACCTGGGCGTTGATCCGATTGAAATTAACGGAGCGTTGGTAAGCGCACAAAATCGGCGGAGGCTATTTTGGACAAACATCAAAGCGGAGCCGTTCAATTTGTTTGGCGATGTAGTTTCAATGATTTCGCAGCCGAAAGACAAGGGGATTTTGCTGAAAGACATTTTGCAGCTTGATGAAGTTGGTAAGAAGTATTATTTGAGCGGAAAAAGACTGGAAAGAATGCTTGCCACGCAAGGTAAATATACGCAATTGAACGGGGAAAAGTCGTATTGCGTAACCAATCGGAATACGGCGAATTGGAACGGCGATTTTCTTAAAATCGCCGCTGATGGAACATTGTCGCAGAATCAGGGTAAAGCGGGATGCTTCACTGCTGGCGGAAATTCTGCTGGCAACCATTCCGACATGGATGTAATTTTCATTGAGCAAACACCACGCGGTAACAATGCCGGCGGACAAAGGGCGCTAAACGGCAAAACGCCGTCTGTTTCGGCAAACAGTTGGGAAAACAACAATCATTTAGGCGGGTATCGCCGCTTAACACCTATCGAAGTAGAACGCCTTTTCACGTTGCCGGATAATTACACAGCATCCGTAAGCGATTCGCAGCGATACCGCTGCATGGGCAACGGATGGATAGTTGATGTAATTGCTCATATTTTTAGCCATATTGAAAAATGAGCAAGAAAAAATCCAAACCCGCCGATCCACGCGAAGCGCAATTAGAAACAGCCCTGACTTCCTGCCGACGCCTAAACCGTGCCGTCCGTTTTTCATTTTTAAGAGAAATTATCCGGGCCTTGAAATGCGAAGATCGGGAAGCGGAAAGCATTTTTGAGGGGTGGAATAAGGCCGGGAAGGTTGCGCAGTATGGAGAGACGGGCGGGATGAAAATTTATTTGTGCAATAATGTTGCATATATGTAAAACATTGTTTTATCTTTGTGCATAAATTAAAATGAATTGAAAAATGGAAGATTACAAACAGTTTTTAGAATCAAAAAAAGTAAGGCTTACGGAAAGCGGTTTCAAAATTGACGAAACCGACTTCAACACAAACCTTTTCCCGAATCAAAAGCACGTTGTTAAAACGGCGCTGCTCAAAGGTCGCTTTGCAATATTCAGCGCACCGGGAACAGGCAAGACCTTAATGCAACTCGAATGGGCTTACCATGTCAACAAGTACACCGGTCAGCCGGTAATCATCCTTTGCCCGCTTGCAGTTGCCGGGCAGACAGCCCAAGAGGGTAAAAAATTCGGCATTGAGGTGAAAAAATACAACTGCCTGGACGTGTCCGGCATTTGCATTGCGAATTACGAGCAGATCGAAAACATAGACCTTGATGCGTTCGCCGGCGTTGTGCTGGATGAAAGCAGCATCCTTAAAAATTACGAAGGCGCAACAAAAAACAAGATCGTTGAAGGGTTTGCTAAAACCCCGTACAAACTCGCTTGCACGGCAACCCCTTCGCCAAATGATCCGATGGAACTGGGCAACCATGCTGAATTTTTGAACGTGATGAGCCGCAACGAAATGCTGGCAATGTATTTTGTCCACGACGGCGGCGACACTTCAAAATGGCGTTTGAAGGGGCATTGCAAACAACTGTTTTATGACTTTTGCTCGCAGTGGTCGGTTATGTTTTCCCGACCGTCCGACATTGGATTTGAAGATGATGCGCGGTACACTTTGCCGCCGCTTAACCTGATCGAAAAGCAGATCGTAACGCCGAAACGCGCAAACGGGCAATTATTCAACGAAACAAATATTTCCGCTACCGACTTCAACGCCGAATTGCGCTTAACTAAAATGGAGCGATTGGAGCAGGTTGTTGAATTGGTAAATGGTTCTACCGAAAATTTCATTGTCTGGATTAAGCAGAACGAGGAAGGGGAGCACTTGCGCAAAATGATACCCGATGCGGTGGAGGTAAAGGGCAGCGATTCGCCGGAATGGAAAGAGGAAAAATTGCTGGGATTTGCAAACGGTGATTTTCGGGTTCTTATCACAAAAACGAAAATTGCACAATTCGGATTGAACTACCAAAACTGCCGTAATCAGGTTTTTGCATCGCTTGACTTTTCCTTTGAGGGGCTGTACCAGGCAATCCGCCGCTCATACCGTTTCGGGCAAAAAGAGGCAGTTAATATCTACCTGATTACGGTAGATACCATGCAAAACGTCATTCAATCCATTCAGGATAAAGAGCGCAAGTTTGAAGAAATGCAGGCCGCAATGACAGCAGCCGTCAACAAAAATATCCACGCAACAAAAAAAGTCAAAATGCAACGCGAAGCCGAAACAGTACAAACCGAATTTGCTACCCTGAAATTAGGGGATTGTGTTCAACTGATTCAGGAAGTCCCGGATGAAAGCGTAGGGTTTTCTATGTTTTCCCCTCCGTTCGCCGAACTATACACTTATTCGGACGAATTGGAAGATATGGGAAATTCAAAGGACTACAAAGAATTTATGTACGCTTTTGGATTCCTTACCCGCGAACTTTTCCGGGTTGTTCAGGCCGGGCGCAACGTGGCCGTGCATTGCATGGATTTGCCTATCCAAAAAGGCAAAGAAGGTTTTATCGGGCTGCGCGACTTTTCCGGTATGCTTTTGAAGGCGTTTGACGATGCAGGGTTTGTTTATCACTCCCGCGTTACATTGTGGAAAGACCCGGTAACGGAAATGCAGCGCACAAAAGCACTTGGCCTGCTCCACAAACAGATAAAAAAAGACGCTTCGATGTCCCGCGTTGGAATACCTGACTACCTGCTCATTTTCCGCAAACCAGGCGAACATAAAAATCCGGTTACCCATCAGGACGTTGACCCGGCAATGCCTAATTATCTACCCGTTGACCTTTGGCAGCAGTACGCTTCGCCGGTATGGATGGACATTGACTACGGAGATACCCTCAACAAGCAGGAGGCAAGAGAGGAAAAAGACGAAAAGCACATTTGCCCTCTCCAATTGCAAACGATTCAAAGGGCTATTCACCTTTGGACAAACGAAGGGGACACGGTACTGGAGCCTTTTGGCGGCATTGGAAGCGTACCATTCAAAGCGGTTCAGATGAAACGCCGGGCAATTTCATTTGAGTTGAAGAAATCCTATTTTGACGTTATGGTAAAAAACGTGAAATCGGCAGAAACCGCAAAGGCTCAACTTCAACTTTTCTAAAGCCATTTTTCACTTTCATTCATACTGACCGCCGGGCGCTTTGTCCGGCGGTTTTTTTACAATTTACTTTGCAATCTGAAAACATTGTTTTATATTTACCGCATGAAATACGATGCTGACAAACTCGCTGCCGACGTTAACACCAAGCGGCAAATAACAAACCGGCTGACAACAAGGCAGGCGGCGGAGCAGATCGGTGTAAGCAACGGAACGGTACATCGGGCGGAAGTCCGCAAAGGTTTGTCGAGCGAATCATTTTTGAAACTATGCGTCTGGCTTGACAAAGAGCCGGGGGCGTATCAAATTGAAACGGTATGAGCAGGGGATTTGAAAATTGGTCGGCAAAGGCAAGTATCAGTAAATCACTTGCAAATGAATTAAAAGCATCTAAGCAAGATATTTATGCCGATGCCAAACGCCGCGCTACCTGCTTAATCGGCATCGACCCTGGTACAAAAACTGGAATAGCCATAAAGGAAAGCGGATTGCTGCGAATTATTGAAACCACAACCATTTGGAAGGCCATAAATTTGGCGCATGAATGGGCGGAATATCACGGCAAAGGAAACACGCTGGTACGGGTTGAAGACGCTCGCCTACGCACGTGGTTTGGCAACACCGGGCCGGAAAAATGGAAAGGCGCGGGCAGCATCGGGCGCGATTGCGCTATTTGGGTTGAGGTGTTGACTGAATTGCAAATACCGTTTGAACTCGTACACCCCAAAAACGTGAAAGAAACCACAGCAGACTATTTCAAAAAGTTGACCGGGTGGACGGGCAAAACGTCAATCCACGCACGGGAGGCGGCTTGGTTGATTCTTTAAAATCCTTAAATATGAAACGCGCATTACTTCACGCATGGTTTTTCCTGCAAGAATTTGGCAGGCAGGATGATTACCTTTTTTCGGGCATCGGCGCGCCTTACGAAAAAGCGCACTGGTTTAAGACCCGAAAATGGTTTAAAACGTCATGGCTTTATGCTACGCTGCGTTGCGACATTCGGTTTAACACGCTGTGAAATGAGCGACAAAACCGTTATCCACATTGAAAAGGCAAACGGCAAACTAAGGCCGGAAAGCGTGGATATTTACCGCGAAGCCTGGGAAACTTTGCCTGATGGATGGTACAGATTGATATTTGAGGCGCAACGGCGTGGAT